AACCAAAGCCAAAGCAGAGGTCAAGGTCGAGAAGGCAAAGGCTGACGCTGCCGTTCAAAAGAAGATTGCAACAGGCAAGATTGATTGGGAAGCCAACATGGCTGACGCAACCAAAGGCTCGTGGAAAGATGAGTTTGCTCTCGTTGTCTTGATGCTTCCTGCAATCCTAGTTTTTATTCCATCGCTTACCCAGCAAGTGCGGGAGGGGTTCGCGGTGTTGGATACGCTCCCGCAGTGGTATCAGTATCTCTTGTTTATCGCCGTGACAAGTTCGTTTGGGGTGAAGGGTGCAGACAAGCTGATGAGTATGCGCGGAAAAAAGTAGTGACTCCTGCGGGTAAACCCTCCCCCACCAAAGGGCGGATCACACCCAACTTTACTTTGCAGGAGATGACCAAGAGCCAGACCGCGACCCGGCTAGGCCTCGACAACACCCCAACAGAGGAACACATCTCCTCCCTTCGGGCGTTGTGTGAAGCAGTCCTTGAGCCTACGCGCAGCCAGTTCAATGCCCCTGTGATTGTATCAAGCGGCTACCGCAGTGAGTTTCTGTGCGAGGAGATTGGCAGCAAGCCCACCAGTCAGCACTGTAAGGGGGAGGCTGTTGACTTTGAAATCATTGGGGTCGATAACCACAAGGTCGCTTCTTGGATTCAAGCCAACCTAGAGTATGACCAGTTGATACTGGAACACTACGAGTCCGGCAAACCCAACAGCGGCTGGGTGCATGTGTCCTACAAGAAGGATGGACAGAACCGCAAACAAGCCCTAACTTTCAATGGTCGCAGTTACCAGCAAGGTCTAGTTAAATGAGCCAATATGATTTCAAGATGACTATCGTGGAAGGGGATGATGGTTTCCCCGTGTTAGTGCTGGAGTTTTCTGGGCTTGCTGATATGGAAGAAGCGGAAGAACTATCAGAAGAGTTGTTCGCTATCATGTCCGGCGAAGAGCCGCAATCATACTTACACTAGAAGGTGATTGATTCCATTACTTGTTTGGGGTCTAGCAACTCATCTTGCGTTGCGCTGTAGCACTCTTTTCTAAAGTTTGGTGGCATACCATAGCGCGAGGGGAGGTAGAGTTCTGCCGACCACATACCACCAGCAAGGTCATACTCCCCATCTTGTCCAGTCATCAACACAAACATATTGATAGCAGGATTTTTTCTCATTGAAACTAATCTGCCGTTTTTGTGAACGGTTGTTTTTACATCGATGACTAAGTTATTAAATGTGAGGTCGCCCGGATCTTCACCATTGAGGGAGGAGCGGTGATAGATCTCGAAGATTTCTGTTGGGTAAACGCCTAGCATTTTGGAGAAAGCCAGTTCACCCATCGCACCTTCGTAATCAACGAAGATAGGGTCTTTGGGAGATACCCTTAGTGCATCTTCTGGAGCGACCTCACGAGCAGCAGCGTTACGGGAACGCGCTACAAAGAGGCAGAGTCTTTTCTCTGCTTCATTCAGAGTGGTGTGCATTATTGAAAAACTTTTCTTGTGACATCAGCCCCACCCCAATACGCACCATGTTATACAAGGCGCGAGGGGTCATGCCCCATACATTGTAGGAGGGGTCAACTGTATTATCTCGGACACATAGCTGCGCCGGATACTGCGGGTCGTTTGATTGTCGGATATAGATAAGAATGTTTTCTGGCACATCCATTTCTTCAAGGGCTTTCATTGCTGTCGCTGCCCTCATTTGTTTCCAACCAACTGAATCGTTTGGCATAGATGCAATCTCGCGCAGCTTGCCCTCTGCTTGGATTGCTCTTTGCTGCCATGCTGTTAGTTCATCCATAATATGTTGTCATCTTCCCGACTAATTCTTCGTAGTCCTTGAGGGTCATTCTAATCTTGTGGCCTATCTTGACCACTGCCACACTGTGCTTGCGGCATAACTTCTTCACATCTTGAGGGGGGACGGACAGTGCCGCCCCCACCTCTTCGATGGTCAGTAGCTTAGAAGGGGATGCTGTCGTCCACTGGCTTGCTACGTGCTTCTGCATTGTTACCACCTTGCTGCTTGTCGCTAAATGAAAGAGACATATATGCCATGTCATCTTTGGTCTTACGCCATGCGGCGATGCGGCGGCTACCCATCGGCCCGGTATAATCCGGCGAGTTTGGGTTTTCACCTTTCTTCTCGTTCTCGAAAAGAGTTCCGACCTTTTCATAGACATCCATAATCTTGCGACCATCAGGCAGCGTTGACATGGTTACTACCATCTGAGAGTCACGACCATCGTTGTTGGCCTTGCCTGTCAGAATCATCTTGTGGTTATCACGCGGGGGAAATACTGCTCCGCTATCAGTTTTGTCGTAAGTCTGGCTCATTACCATTCTCCTTTTACGCCTTTACTATCTGCCGCATACTTGTTGTCGTGTTCACCGAGGAACACATCGGCGTTGAATCCAAGGTGCGACAATGCCTTGGTCAGCCCATCTGTGACAGCCATCTTGGGTGCGTCTTCTGCAATGCGGTCTTTCTTATAGAAAGTCCTGCAACCAGTGAACGGCCCGAAGCTGTTGTGTGCGTTGCCATGCCAAACTGTAATGTGTGCAAGAAACGCCACATCACCATTCGCCATAGTGATTGTCTCTGTTTGGGAATGCCACCCCCAACCTTGACCCACCGGCCCGAAAGCGCGTGTGGCCTCTCGAACCTGATACATTGGGTCAATGCTGGTAAAAGAACGTGACCCAAAGCTAACCGGCTTCAGGTAAGCTGAGTCCGATGGGGACACCTTCTCCCATAGTTCCATATTGTTCGTTGGTTTGTTTGCTGCCCTCGCTGCGTTGGGGGCTAGGTTGTTCACTGTCATGCTGTTTCTCCTTTCGCACTACTGTTAGAACAAGTCTGCTGTTGCGGTATTCAATCCGCACTGCTTCATCTGGAGTGTGAAGCCACACTGAACGCCAGCCAAGCTGGTATTCATTTCCTATTAGGTGGATAAGAGGCTCTGCCTCTTCACTTATCAATGGTGATGCTGTATAATCGGTCATGCTGTTACCTCCTTTCGACAGCGGGGGGCAGGGTTTCTACTCCCCTGTCCCCTACTTCTTTATGTTAATGCGTAGCGAACCACGCTTGTCTCGTTTGATACTAAGTTCATCGGTATAGACCTCGCGTTCATCTAGCCCGACCATTGCTTTCAATTCTTTCCCGGCTGCTGCGTGTTCTTTCGCGGCTTCCTTAGTGCTGATGTATTCGGCTGCTCTTACTCTGAAATAGTTGTCGCTGCTTGCGTCACGCGCCACCATATCGTTGATTGCAATCCTGTCTATGCCAGCGGAGAAGTGCGGCATTGATAGCGGCGGCTCTTCTTTACGCTCGACATAGCCCCAAAACTCTTTGAGATGTTCGAGCATTGTCTGAATGTATTCCTCATTCTTTGCAACCTTCACATATTCATAGCGACCATTGCCAAAGATGTTTGCAAAATACATTGCCTTCACCCCAGAGATTTCTAGGTAAAGCTGTAGCTGTGGCATGTATCTTTCAAGCTGGCTGTTGATGGTGGCTCTATCATTTGTGTGCTTGCACTCCAAACCATACCGCTCACCGCGCATCATAAACTCCCCGTCAAGCGTTGCTCGGCAGGGGATACCGTCCCACTTGTAGTGATAACGTTGTTCATGCGTGGCTGCGTTGGGGTCTTTGAAGCACTCGACTTGCATGTGCTTTGAGAACCACTTGATGTTAAACTCCTCAGTCCAAACGCCAAGCTGGACAGGCAAGACATCGGACAGGTCAACACCATTCTTCAAGCCCATCTTCTCTAACCAAAGGTCGTGCCAATCACCGTCCATGATTCGCAAGGCACAACTGCCGCCGATAGATGCTTTTCTGATTTCGTTATCTCTACTCATTTGCCTTCCTTTCAATACAAATTAGGGTAATTCGTATCAGTTTGTCTAGTATTTATTTGCCTCAAAAACCGCTTGTGCAAAACCTCTTGGTGTCGCGGATCTAATTCTTTTTGTCTTCTCTGACTTGCCGCCAAGCTGTGAGTCCTGAGTGCTTCGCCCTTTGACAGTGTGGTCAACTGGTTTTTTCTTGGGCATTTTGAACAGGCCGTTAGTCCATAGGCATGTCTTCTTTGAGTATTTATCTTGCCCGGCAATATAGTCAGGCCATGTTGGGTGCTTGTCGTTTGCTGGCAGATAGCCGCCATACTCAAATGGGTGAAAAGAGTAATTAGGTTTACGCCACAAGCTTG